AATACTACAATCTTCATCTGTAAGATCATAAGCAACTGCAATTCATAGTGTTTCTTTCTCAAGAAGCATCATATCTCATCAATATGATCTTCATTTTATATATCAGTATGGTGCATATCTTTTTGAACTCATTTTTCATAAATAGTATCTTACTTCATCTCATGCTGAATATACATATATGTAGTCTTTGAATATTACTGTAGCTAAAGGAGGGTTAGACGGTTCTTCATATGATCTAAAATATGATATAACTTCTGGCAATTTTTGGTTAGAAGATCAATATAAGAATATTCAATCATCATTTGGTATATATATTGTGTTTCAGTTCTTAGGGTATCATTGTGAAAAATATCATGTAACAAAGCTGTTTGCTTTTACAATAAAATCTATTCAAGAATCACTTACTCATCAAGGGTTATCATTTGAAGATACTTTTGTTCCTTTTCTTCATTCTTTTATAAGAACAGGTGTTTTCCCATACAATTCATAAAACTGTCATGTTCCAGATCCATCTCATTTATTTGACATTAAAAATACTTTACTACCTTTTTGCACTGTATTAAGTAAAGATATACCCTCTAAAGGTATAACATCAAGCACTCAAATATCATCTACATCAAAATTACCTCATAAAAGGTATATTGTACTATCTATTCAGTTATGATTCATACACACTCAAACCATTTCATCATATTGCAATAATGAAACAATAATACCTTGTGAAAAATCTCTGACAGTACTCCGTCATAAAGGGCTTCAAAGTATTGGATCATATGTGTATAATTTATCATTTTTAGCAACTATCAATAATGTTTCATGGTAATTGAAAGACGGTATAACATCACATGCTGAATCATATCGTCCAGTAGGTGTTACTATTGTTGCTGTAGTTGTGGCAGGGTTATATTGTATAACTTGTTTATCACATAGAATAAATATATCTCATAGGAATATTACTGCATTGTATGGTTTCCCATAATTTCAAGATCATATTCATAATGTTCATTGGTCTATAGTATGTTCTAATGTTCAAAAAGTTGCAAAGTCAGTTCAATCGCTTGTATACATAAATATATCAGATCAACTTGTATATCATACTTTATATAAAATATCTTCACTATACGTGCAATAACATCTAATAGCTGCACTAGGAGAAATATTTACTTCTTCTTTAGGTCATAATGTTATACCTTTCAATGTATTAAATATATCTATATCTTTTGAATAATCAAAAGTTCATGGTTCGCCAATAAAATTATCGAATGATTGTCATCATCTCCAAGAGTTCTCAAGAAAAATACCTTGTCTTTGATCGGACATTACATTAAATCTCTAGGATAAAACTCATTTACAAGCACAGGTTGTAAATACTTTTCACTCAATTTTTGTATCATATCTCACTTCATTTCTTTATATAATTCCCTGGAGATTCTAGCTTCATCATACTTTCTTCTAGCTTTGTGTATTTTTGATTCAACTCATTGCTGTATAACTTCATGGAACTGCCAAGGTATAGATATACTTGTTTCTGTTGCTCAAATAACAACATCTATATCGCTTCTTTGATAATCTATAATGATTCAGTCTGTAACATTCTCTATTGGTGTAGGGTATATATCAAAACCGTCTTCTGTAAGTAAAAACTTAGGTGTTATAGCACTATTTAGAGTTTTTTCATCTTCTAGTATTCTTCATGTTCAATCATATGTGAAAGGAGTTGCTTTCTGGTATCTACTTTCTGTCATATACTTTATTTCTACTCTTAACAAATTTTTCATTTGTGGAAGAGAATCATGTATAGTAGAAGATCAACTAGGAAAAGAGTATGATTTTTGTCACGCAACAATATCTATTGTTTTATCTGTTTCTTTATAGAATCATTCATCTTTCAAATACATACAAATAGTATTCTCCAGATCATGCATTATTTTGTTGTATGCTATAATAGCATTAGCATCAGTATATTGTGTGCTATCAACAGACGTTTCAAACCTTGCATCATTTATAGTTTGTTGTGGAGTTGGCATCTTTTATGAAAACATAAATAAATATCTATATATTCATAGAAGATGAGGAGGTTTCCCCCCTCTCCCCTATGATCTATGTATTACCAAGCATACGATAGAGCAGAAGCACTTTCAATCCTAATCAAAGCATCTTGTTGTAAGATGATTGAGTTAAATGCTATTTTACAACCAACCTTAACTCTTTGAGCCAATGGATCGCTGTCTGTAGCAGATCTAGGAGTTATGTAAGTTTTCATAGATTGCAAGTTTGCAACACCATAAGCACCTTTTCACATAACATAAGTTGGGTAAACAGTAACAGTAGAACTGAAAGTTTGCACGTATGCACTCTTAACAATTCTAACATTAAACAATTTACCAATTTCCCCTCTAAATACTTTGTCTACGTTTCTAGTATACTTATTCAGATCAATATAACTACCTGTAGCAGTAGCAGATTGAAGATCATAAATAACATTAGGGTGCATTACACCAACATAAGCATCATCATATGTAGGAACAGCTTTTGTCGATAGAAAAGCATTAGCTTTTGCTAAATCTAAAGCAGTACAAACATTACTTGCACCAATACCTACACGATTTGCTACACCTCCAGAATATATAACATTTGATCCATTCAATTCAAGATTCGATTGAATTACTGAATCAACAACTCTTGCCATATTTTCTCCAACTACTCAACTTGCTTCTCTTACCAATGGAACAGGAGCAACATCAAGTAAAATATCTGAAAGAGTAACATATAAACCGTATTGATTCGCATTTAACGTAATAGTCGTCATTGTCAATGCAGTTTCAGACGGAGTTACAGCTTCAGTAAGAAGTGTTTGTGCTGAAGTTCTAGTCAATTTATCAACCTTAGTCCAAGCTAAAGTCTTGAAACCGTCTTGCCATACTGGCTTTTTACCCATTTCATAGAAACGGAGCATAGGCTCAAAATTTTCTAAAACTCTCTTTTTTAGGTAGGTTTGTAGTACACTACCAGAACTATCAATATTACTTTGTTGAACAACAACCATGAGTAAAAAATAAATAAATTAAAATAATCATCATGGGTTTGTGTTTTACAAGATTCTATTTCATTTATTGAATGAACTAATCAATTCGGCTTCTAAGTCATTTGCAGATTTCTCTTTATTTTGAGAACTACCAACACCTCATTGAGATCACATCATACCGTTTCAACCTTTAGCTTGGTTAGCTTTTTGTTGATCGTATAGTTTTTGTGGATCTGTCTTAGATAAATGAAATTTGTAAGCATCATTTATATCCATTCAATATTGATCCATAATCTTGTCAATGTCTTCCTTAATTTCCTTTGCATCAGTATTAACCATATAGAAGTCTTCAATTTCTTGTTCAGAAATTTCTTCACTTCTATTCTTTGCATAGGTTACTTCATTTTGTGCTTCCAGTATAGCAAGATCCCTTTCCCTCTCGTCCTCAAAGTCTATATCACGTTCTCACGATTTCAAAGCATCTAATTCTTGCTTTGTTTGGTTGTATTTATCTTTCCATTTGTTCTTTTTTTGTGTTACACGTGCAGTTTTAGCTTTTTCAGATTGGAGTTCCTGGTTTTCTTCTTCCTGGTTTTCTTCTTCCTCTCATTGAACTTCATCTTGCTCTTCCTTTACAGGTTGAGGAGATTCTCCATTAACGATCTCATTAAATGAGTTGGTCAATTCCTCTTCAGAGGGTTCAAAGTTTTCTTCTTCAATTAACATTGATATAACATTTAGTAAGTAAATACCCTGTTATGGGGGCTAGTGGTAAGCATTTATAGTAGATACCAACTACTTATATGGAGACGTGCTTGGAGAAACAATCAAACTAATTTAATATACAAACCCATTTGTAAAAAAAATATCAAAGTTATGCTAGAGTTTCACACGTCTCCATATAAGGAGTAGACAATAATAAAATAACCTTTTATAACTATATTGCAATACTACTTATTCATAAACTCTTGTGCTTCTTTCATTACTGAATCTACTATATTATCAACATATTCATCAATATCGCTATTCTCCATATTTTCTAATCATCATTCTACATAATCTTGTACTATGTTTTGTGGTAAATTTATACAGTTTTCACAAAACTTTACATAAAATATGAATAGATCTTTCATAGAAAGGTTTATTTGGCTATGTTTTGGATTCAATTCAAATATTTTAGCAACATACTTATCTCAAGATTCTTTTATCAATTTAGAAAAGACTATCCAGTCTTCTGACTTAGATAGCCTGTGTATTGCATCAAATTCATTTCTCAACATGGGTTTGTTTATCAATTAAACGAGCTTTTTCCGTTCATTTTCTATATCTTTTTCTTTTTCTTTTTCTATTTCATCTGCTTCAATTTTATACTGTGATACTTCTGTATGTGGGTTTTCTATATTTGATTGTAATGCTTTCTTACCTCAATCTTCTACATCTTTCATTATTTTAGCACCATGTTGTAATATAGCATCTAACTCATTTTTTACTACATGATCTGGTATATCAACAATGTTTTGTGATTTTAGTTCTTCTATTGTTGCTGACGGATTGTCTGGATCATCATTATTGTAGTTTGGAGTATATAATCTCTTATTTACATACTTTTGTATGATTGCTCGATTCTGTTCTGAAACACCGTACCTATCTTTTGTTTCATCATTATCTAACTCATACGGTTTTAATCAATAACATTCAATCAATACTAGTCATAAAGCACTCATAAATGCTTTACGTTTTGTTGCATCTTGAAGTAACATTGGAGAAACTAGCTTGTGATAGTCTTCTATTGTAGTATTTGAAATAGTAAGTTTCCTTTCACATCTCATATAGTAATCACAATCTCTATTTGAGTTATGTTCCAACAATAAAGCATGAATTGCATTCTTGTAAGCATTGCTTTCAAAATGTGTTTTTGCTTTATCTGTGTATCATACTTGCATTGAATCGTTTCACATGGGTTTGTCATATTAAATATAAAAGACTATTTGTATACTATATCACTATAAAACTCTTCAAGTTCTTCAATAATACTTTCTGCTTTATCTTTATCATCTGGTAAAGATTCATTTATTAGTTTAGCCAAACCTACAGGATCTTTCAATAATGATAGGTGTATACCAAACATTTGCATAATACCTCTAATTTGGTCGGTTACTTGTGTAATATCAAGGTGTTGCATAGCTTTTTCCTCAATAGCAAGTAATGCTTTGTTACATAGTTCTAAATCTGCTTTAGAAAGTTTGTATTCTTTCAATAGTTTTTTGCTTCCAATAATATCTTTCAATCTTCCAGGAGTTACTCACATATTTTCTCTTAATTGAGAGAAATCTGTTTTTTCTTGTTCTGTAAGATCTTTACCCTCTAAAAGAGTACGAGTAGCTATTCACATAGTGTATTCTGTATCATCAGTTTCATCTACATTAACATCTGGAACTCCTAACTTTTCTTTCTTTTCTTTCTTTTTAGGTTTCTCTTCTTCTGAATCTTCATTATTCTCATTGCTTGCTTCTTCTCATTCTTTGTCATCTCCCTCTGTGTCCAACTCTTCGGTAGTAGGTTCAACCAGATTCGCTTCAGTATCGGAAACCATATCTTCTCCTTTAACTGGATCAGTATTGTTTTCATCAATGTTTTCAGTAGGTAAAATTTCTTTTTTAGTATCTGCCATAAGTATATATAAAGTATAAAAGGGTAACTACATGACTAGCTGTTCAAAACTCATTCTAACCAATCTATAATCTCAATTTTGAATTTAATGTGTTCTTTATCTTCATGTCTTTCTTTCATTGGTTTATACTCTAGGTATTCTTTAGTATACGCAGTTTTCCAGTTCTCAACTTTAATTGGATCATCTTTATCTGGGCAAGTATCAATAAATTCTTGCTGTGTCATAGGTCTATCATATATATATCATTTACTTTCAAAGAACTCTTCAAACTGCTTAATAACACTAGGAATAACTTTATCTGAAATCATTTGTTGTAGCAACTCTTCTTGTTGGTTCTTCAATTCTGCTTTTACTGCTTTTTTTGAAACAATCAAAGAAATATCAGTTCATGAGATTCATACATGACAGTAGTTTTCTATATCTTTAGTTTGGTTAGCATTTTTTACAATATAATTTATTTGTTCTTGTATCAATAATAGTTCTTTTGGTTTTTTCTGTTCATTTATGTATTTATTGTAATGAAACACATAGTTTTTATATGCTTGTATAAACTTTTCTACTTCTACTGGATCATCTCACAAACCGGAAGCATCTTGTAGTTGTGTATGTGTAGCTGAATCATCTGTTGGTAATTCATACTTATCAAACCATTCTTTTAGTTTTTCAATAGAATAAGGCATATCAAAGTAAGTAATTAGTTTTGTTATCACTTCTGAATACAATGATTCTAATCTTTCTTCTGCAATTTCTTGTGGTATAACTACATTTTTCTCTAAAATTGGAAATGTGTATCACATATGGGTTTATTATATAATATAAAACATGTAATCATTATTGTAATTATTGAGGTTGGTTTTGCAAACTATTTGCTACTAGTTGGTTTCACATAGAATTTACCATACCTCATTGACCTCATCATTGTTGCATTCATGCTTGCTGTAACTGTTGTGCTTGTCAAGAAGCTATGTATGCTTTTATTCTCATTTCTGTACTAGCTTTGTTTGCTGGTGTAGGTAGTCACAAACTATATATAATTATGTAATCAATATGACTTTCCTGCATATTACGTACTTTAACCGGTAAATTCCTATTCAATAACAATAAATCTCTCTTAGCTTTCAACTCTTCTGGAGACGGTGGGTGTATAATATCCAATTCATGCCTATTCATTCACGCAAGTAACCTCTTGTATTTTCTTTTAAGGTATCTTTTTGAAATTTCTGGTATTGTAGGATCTTGAATATCTTGCAAGTAAGTTATCTGGAATGCTTGTACCATTTTTACATTCATACCGTCTACTACTGACTTATTCAATATAGTTATTCTTGGATCAACAATATCAAACAATTCTTTCCTAGAATAATATATTCATGTGCTTGTATACCCTCTATTTATCTCTACATACTTCTTTGAACTTGAATCAAAGTAATGTTTGTAGTATATATACATGAGTTCATAAAACTGTTTCTCTCCTCGTGCATTAACTTTGTTAGCTAGTAACAAGTTTACATCTGAACTATGTCTATTATCTTGCACTTCTGCTCTTGTCATTTCTTTTTCTGGAGTAAGTCATCTGACTTGGTTAGATATTGAAGTGTCCTCTTCAATAGTTGTATTTATGAGATTTAATAAGTTATATGAATCTTGTCATACCTGGTCTTCTGGAAGAGCGAATACAGAGTTTTGTACTGACTTATCAACCATATTAGTTACCGGTATAATTTTTGTAGTCTTTGTAGGGTTGGTAAGTAGTGATTTGTTACCTCTATATATCTCACTATCTACAAACAATGTTCATCACAATGCTTGTTTAATAGCTTTTATCTTCATAAGATTCATAAGTAATGTTTTGAATTTTTGCTTGTCTTCTGCTACATCAAACACACATAAACCAAAAGCATCTCACTTCAATGGTCTCCAATAATTAAGAGAAACTGGTCGTTTCAAGTTATATTTATTCTTTTCATCATTCATCATAGCAAGTAATGGATCAACAGTTTTTATCTGCAATCATTTACTTCACAACATAAGAACTTGAACACATTTACTGTCATAATACATGTAATGGTAGTATAATGTTACTTGGTTAGGGTTCTTTGCCTGGTCACTTATCATTCTACCGTATGTATCTGAATACATACGTTGTTGTTCCTCGTCTGAAATATATTCTGTGATCTCACTTGGCGATAATTCTAGTTGTGTTTGGTTCTGGAGTTCATCAATATATACAGTTCTATCGAATCACATAAAGTTAAATTCATTTGGGTGTCCTCGTCCTCCAGGGCTTGGTCGTCGTGTTTCTGGATCAACTACATCAAACAATATTAAATTGTTTTTTGCATCTCGGTCATATACATGTCTTATACCTACTCATTTTGAGAATCTATCTAACTGTACTTTGAAATCATGGTATTCCATATCCATTTCTGTGTAATCATTCTTTGCAACATTATTCCATTCCTCTCATGCTTCCCAAACGTAAGGGTTTTGTCACTTAAACTCTACTGTAAGTTCATCCATATAATACAATGCTAACAATGTGCGTATAATTCAATCAAGAGTGTTTACGTTCAATTTATCATCTCATTTCTCTATATTTGCAATTAGTGGTTTTCTTTCTCTGAATAGATCTTTTTTTGCTGAATAAGTATTGTGGCTCAATCTAAATTGAGACAATGCTTTATCGTAGATCTCTGTTTTCTGTTCGCTACTGAAAACATTCTGTGATTTGTTTGTAGCCATTTACATTTTATAAATAGTAAAGTGATTATGGGTTTGTTTTACTATTATATGTAGAAATTTGCAATAAGTAAGCATAGTATAATAAATATGAATATTCACATAGTGTAATCTAATATAAAGAAGTGTAATCAACTTCACTACCTTGAGATTCCCCTGGTTCTAAATTATGTATATCACTTTTTGGTTCTAAATCAAGGAAGTATTCAAAGGCTGTACGGTAATGTGAGTTTCAATCATGTACTGGTTTTCTATTATCTGCTGTTGTTTGAGACGTTTCTTTTATCTTAGGGTATTTTGATTGTATAATTGCTTGTATAAACTCATGTAAATCTTCATCAACATATAGTCTATTCATTGCCAATGTAGCTGTTTTTATACGTCATTCAACTGTATTTGATCTACTTGTTTGTAATTCTATTCCATATTCTTTTAAGACACTTCTTATTGTATTTTTCTTATCAATGGTTGTTCTATTGTCTGAATTGTATGGATCTCCATAATCTCATGAACTCTTACCTCGTTTGCATATCTCATCTATAAACTCATCATCTTCTAAATCGTATGTAAACAATGGTGTATATTCTCAATTTAATTTCAATACAGGGTTTCTATTTCATATTACCAATCAACACATCTTTCTAATATCTCGATCAATTCTCTGTATTGCATTGACTATGTATATTTCATTGTTCTTATGGTCTTTTTGTCGCCAAATAATTGAATTACTATCCAATCAAAAGTCCCATGATCTATATAGTGGTCGCTTAGAGTTGTAAGGGCATTTCTTGAATGTAGCAAGTGTTTTGAAGTTTGGGTATACTGCACCTGTAACTGAATCTTCATAAGATATATCAATCTCTCTAGCTAAATCTTCTTTAGTTCTAGTAATTTGTTGTAATTTGTATCGCATATTTGTTTTCAATGGGTGGAGATTCCATAATAGTCTATATTTCCTGGCTGACATATGTTTGTATTTTTTGTGGTCTGTCATAACCTTTCAATATACGTTACTCGTTCATTCTGGAGTTCAACCAAATATTCTACAGTTTGTAACATCTTTAGTTTTTCTCAATGCTTTTTCTGCAAATTGCCATTCTGCAAATTCGTCCAGGAATCAACTTTTTCTACGTCCTCACGTACCAAAGGCTTGTCCTGCATCTCAACCTATCTCTTTTTGTCATCACTCTTTACTGCTTATACTCATAAACTTTGTAACAATATCTTCTGGTTTCATTCGGTGTGGTGTTCTCTCCAGTATATATATTATTCTTTCAAAAGAACTATCCATATCTCAAACGGTATGAACATATCATTCTTTATATGATCCAATCAATGTAGTCCGGTTTCTAAATTGGAATCCTCGTGCATAAATAGCAAGGATCAACCATGAAAATCACATATCACGACTTTTCTCAACTCGGCAATCTTTTCATTCTTCTATAGATTTAATGATCCATAAAATAAATTCATCTTGAAAAGGGTATGTTATGAATGGTAAATGATTGTATGGGTGTTGTAATCTAGGGTTATAAGTCCATGCAAACATATTTATTCGATACAATGGATCTATAGTACACATATGTATAGCAAGTTCTTGTATTTCTTTGTTATTTTCTGCTTGCTCTATCAAATTAAACCTTTTCTCTATATTCTGTCTTTGTATGTCTCTTATATGTTTCGCTCTATTAGATAAAGAATACAAGACATTTTCTTGCATTCTATCTAACATTTGATCCTGTGTCATACCGTCAAAATTCATCATCTCTTCGGTAGGTACTAACTCTGGTATCTCCATAATACGTTGTAGTCCAGGATAATCGAACTTATTGAGTTTTTTCATACATTAGTTATTGATTACAAAATCATTCATCAATACATTTTCTTCGTGCATTCGGTGTTTCTGCTATCAATTCATTCAATTTATCTTGTTTCTCTTTTGCTATTTTGTAGTAGTCTACATCATTTTTTTGTAATGTTTCTACGGTTTCAACTGGTGCTGTATATGATACTTTTCAATAGCTAGACATAAGCCTGGGAACACTAGACTTCCAATTAGGGCAACCATGTCATCAACCATGAGTATCTGAAACACAATATTTACTTTTATCTATTCGTCAATTAACTGTGTTGTGCCTATACCAATATTTGTTATATGCTCCAACTCGTCACTTCAACTGTGTATCAAAGTTCTTTCAATACATAGATTTCTTTAGTCTTCATGCTAAATAGTTTGTTTCTCAATCAATAAATGTTCATCAAACTTCATGTCTATTGATTGCACCAAACCACATAACAAAGTGATCCATGCTATATACTTCTTGCTCTAATACTAAATCTACTTGTGATTCAGTAAATTTCATAGAATACAAGTAATTTCTTGCATTATCATAGTCAAATTCGTTTGCTTTAACTCTTTCTGGTCAAAAGATATAAATAGCATTCAATACAGTCCAGATAATCAATGCAATTCGTAGTCAATGTATAACGTATTTTTTCATCTGTAAGGGGTATATCACTAGGAACGACTAGCTATAAAAGGGTTTTACGTTCTTTTTGTTATGTTTTTTGTTACTGTGATTCCGGCATTCAACATGTTTCAATAAGAGATACTGGCATATTTTCTCATAATTCCTTGCAATCTATTACTTTGTTTTCTCTTAGCATATCAATCATTTGTTTATGTTCAAGTATTGCTACATCAGTTGATTCTATATTATATACAAGATCTTGAATATAGCTGACAGATTGTATTTGTTTCTTAGTATTTTCTATTTCTCTCGCTTGTATTTTCATTTGCACTCACATATAACTTATGATAAAGATACAAATAACAAGTAATGATCGTCAAAGTTTCCTTTTCATTAGTAGGTCATGAAAGAATAAAAACAATTTTTTAAGTATCTATTCAACTTCTCATTCACAAGAGATTTCAAGTCATTTGTAGTCTCCAGGTCTACACCAAAAAGTGTTCCTGGTTTATAACCATTCTGGAAACACCGTTGTTTAATGTGATAAGTTTCGATTGTGTTTTGCATGGGTTTGTTTTATTAAAGGTTAAAGGTAACATAATTATATTGATACCTTTCCTATTTGTCAAATTTTTTATGACTTTTTTTGTCAATCTAACAACATCTCCTGCATTCTCTGTTGTAATTGATCGTATGGTAAATCTTTTATGTTTTGTTTCATCTCATCTATATTCTTTTGTGCTTTCTCTGAATCTTCCGTTTTCTCAACCATATCATGATTCACATTCAATAAAAACTCTGCAAACTTTCAATTCATTAGTCACAAAGCACTAGCTTGTTGTATAAAATTTTTCTCAATTTGCTTACATGCTTTATACGTGTCGAAAAACTCTGGATATTTCCTTGTTCAATCATCATTCTTTGCTAGTGATCGGTTAAATAAGGTTTCTCTATGAACTCCAATATATAATCAAAATCTATCAAAAGTTGGTATGTATCACATTACTCTTTTTTGGAATGTCATTACTCAAGCACTAGTAGCTGACTGCTCTGTTAGTATTCTTTCTGGGTTTGATACATTGAAAAAATCTCGCATATCTTGTACTACTTTATCATAGTATTTTGTAGGTCTTCATCATTTACCACTTATCAGTTTATCTCATTTTGCTGTCTTTTTTAGATATTCTTTAATTCCCATTACAGGAAACTGTTTATCAAAAACACTTTGTAAATTACCTACTTCTATTATTTTACAATCTTTTTGTATAGATTCTTGTTTCTTTTTGGAGGTTTTATTGTCTTTATTCTGTATTTTTTGCATTACTTTATCAAAATCCTCTAACTTTTTATTAGAGGTTTTGGTGTTTATTTTCTTGACAAGCATAGGAGGTTTTTGCGTATTTTCTTTTTTGGTTCACATGGGTTTTGAGATAATTGAATAAACATTACCAACATGATAGCAAAATATAACATAATTTCCATAGATAGTATATAACAAGTAAAATAGGCAATATAATACAATATTGCCTAGTGTAATTATTTGATCTGCAAACTCTTTTTCTCTTCAATTTCACATAACAATACATTTCATTCTTCTTCCATATGTAATAACTTTTCTCATATTCTAACATAGTGTTCTCCGTCCAATTCATAAGGAATATCTTCCTTTATACCTTTTATAAAGTTTTTTATATCTGTATTACTTACTATGTTTTTTTGAACAAGATCTTCTATATCTGGAAAAGCATTAACTATATTATCAAGTAAGGATCATTCAACAATTAGTGATCTATTAAATAGATTTGCCGGTAGTCTATCTCAATCAATCACAGATCAGTTAGTAGTTTTTCTAAAAGAGAATTGATTTTTCCCTGTATCTAACTTCTCAATTTTTTGTCGTTCAAGTATGAATTGTATAAACTTTTTCATGGAATTTACCTTATTTTCATAACTTTTTTGTAGTTTTGTAAGACGTATTTTCTCGTTCTTTATTTGTTCTACATTTGCTTCAAACTTTCTCATTATGTGACACATTGAATCTAGTTTAGATTCTACTCACTCCTGGAGTTCTACAAACTCTTTTTGTATTTCTTCAATCTGTTCATCAGTAAGATCTTCTTGTTCTATCTTATTCATAAGTTTTGATAGTCAATCTGACATTTTATATAGATTCATGGGTTTGTTTGAAAAAAATTAAATAACACTATTTACTATATCGTCCATAGACTTTTCTTTTTTTTGTTCACGTTTTATCATATCTTGCCTTACTTTGTTTGCAGTATCGTGATAAGGTACGTTTTCGCTAGATTTTGGTACTCATTCAAGCAATGGTTGTTGCGGTTCAATGAAGTATGGATCTGCTTTTTTTGCTTGGTTCTTCATTATCTTAAATATCTTCCAGGTATACAATACATCTCTTTCACAGTATTCGGAGATACGTTGTATTGTTTCTTCTACAGTACCTTTTTCTATTCATTCATAAAACACTCTACAGACATCTGCACCACTTATATCGGTTTTTGGGTGGTCTCCTGTCAATAGATATGATATAACTCACAACGAGCATCTGGATCAACCGTTTTTATACATATCCATAGTATCAATATGATTTATCTTTCGTGGTGCTTTGTCTAGTATTTCCATTGATTTTGGAATATTCAATCAATGAAACAAGCATCTACGATTTATGAATGGTAGATCAAAGTATTTTAAGTTATGTCATACAAGAACACGATCAGTAGACCAATACATTTTTAGGAACAATTCCAACATTTGTTTCTCTTCTCATTTGTGGTTGTGATTCAGATATGAAGTAGATTTGAATTTTCATTTCTCTTCATATCAAGCTGACAAACATATAATTTTACCAAACTCTGGAATCAGTCATGCTGAACGCATAAAATAATCGTTTTCAGATTCTGTTTCTTCTTTGAACTTAGTATACTTCTCATTCCAAAACTGACGTAGTATTGGATCTAGGTTAGATATATGAGAAACACATGGAACTGTTTCAATATCAATAAATAAGTATGTTTTCATGGGTTTGTGTAGTATTTATATAAACAAGTGTGTAACAAGTAATCATAAAGATATAATAGTAGTAATTATTCGCAAAACTAACATAACACTTAATTTCTTTTCAAGGTTTTCAATGTTATTAAAACTATCAATTTTATCTTTCCAATAATTAAACTTGTTATATATTGAATGACAATTTTTGCACCATGAATTGTATCAAGATTTATTTTTTTTAGATTTATGGAAAAATTTTGTAATTTTTAATCATCAACAATTTGTGCAATGTTTTTCCATAAGGGTTTGTATAAAGAGTAAAAAAAGGTTTCCCGGCTTGGGGAAACCGTATAGTAGTTAGAAAGGTAGATCATCATCTGGATCTCATTTGTCTATTTCCTCAACGTCTGAAATCGGACTAGGATCAGTAGCATTATAGTTTCATTTGAAAGATTCATCATAGTTCCTTACTAATTCGCAAAGTTGTTTACATTTTTCTAACTCATTCTCTGTAATATCTCCTGCCCATTCAAAACTAGGTTTTTTATATATTTTTTCATCTCTTGTTCATTCATTTACAGTATATGCAACACTTCCTTTGTATGAAATTCTACTAGAATTTCTTTTACCAGTCTTTAGGAACTGTCCAAACTCATAAAATGCTGTACCAGAAAGGCTGAATTTCATTATTTTACCTGTAACAACATCATAAGCTGTTATAACACGTTGTAGTTTCCCTCCTTTAGCTTTTAGTGAATCTTTTATGTATTCATAATATCACTCTCAAATTGGAGTTTTTGATTCATCTCTATACTTAACAAGGAATTGTTCTTTATTCAATTTTTGCACTTCATTTGAGAACATTCGTTTTTTGTTTGGTTTGTCATAACCTCAAATAGAGAATCATAACTTCAAAATAATAAATTCATTAAGATCAATTTTTACGTTTTCTTCTTTATCTTTATCCCAAAACACAAAGAATCAATCTTCCTCATGCCCTTTCCAAGATAAATACTGTTCAACTGGGTTTGAACTCTCTGTTTCTCCAAAATAACTCATGTGAATAAATTAAGAATAAATATAATCTACATAGAAGACTTTTTTATAAGATCCTCTTTTGCTTTCTGTAGATTGCTTCAATTATATGGTTCAGATTGTGTGTGTCAAGTTCATTTTTTCATATTTTTACCATTTTCTAATATAGTATCTATAATATACTTTATATCTACATATTTTATAAAACTAACACCTTTAGATTTCTTTGCGTGTAAAGCTGAAACAACCTCTAAACATACGTCTTTGTCCTGTTTATCTAGCAATGTAAGTGATTGTATATCCATTTCTATAGGATATGTTATTTCTCTTTGTGAAACTGCTTTAGATAGTATTTTACCTATATTTCTGTAAGTATCTTGAATAGATCAAAGATAATGTCAAACATATTTATCGCCGGAAATTTTTTGAACTGCATTCTCAAATATTTCTTTCCAGGAGATTCAATATGCTTTGAACAATTTATCTGCAATATGCTTTGCATAAATTCTCTGTTCGTTCAACGTATCTGAAATTACTCATGGTCAATTTTCTGAAATACATCTGATCACAAAATTAATATTCTCGTTTCAATATTTTTTTTCTTCTGGAGGGTTTTCATTTTTTTGAGGATTGAAAGAATTGTGATCCTCGTCCGAACGAAGTGAGGTTTCAGATTTTTCTGAAATTGGATTATTTCCTTTGGTTTGCTTTTCTTTACTTTCCTTTCCTTTCCTTTGTGTACTTAATTCTCCTTTAACTAGGGTTTTCTCTCCTTTAAGTTCCGATAACTCCTCGTCAGCTGTAGTTAATTCTCCTTTAACTAGGGTTTTCTCTCCTTTAAGTTCCGATAACTCGATATGTTCAAAGTTTCAACCTATCCAATAATTGTAATTTACGTGAAATTTGTTCCTTTTTTTGGTTCATTCTGCGTATCTTTTTTGGATTCATGTACTCGTTAGTACATTATATTTCTCAAAAATTTCTTTATTAAAG